AGTAGTTGTTGAAGCACTTAAAAAGATTACTCCATCTTCAGCCCCGGTAGCAGCAGCAACGGCATCTAACAATTCAGAACAAATGATGTTTGAGGTTCTATCTTTATTCACTGATAAATGTGATGAAATGATTGATAAACTTGAAGAAGCCAATGATATAGCAGCAAGAATATTAAGAGAATCCCGTTAATAACGCTAAATACTAAAACAAGTATTATATGACATATAAAAAACGATTTTTAAATAAAAGTGGGGTATCTAGTCCCATATCCGGTGCAAACAGTAATCAAGGTTCTTGGAATGGAGCTCAAGATGGAACATCACAGGGTGGATGGAATAATCAAGAATTTGGATACAAGAATTATGGTAGCAGATTACCAGAAGTATATACCGGGCATCCAAATCGTATTGAAAGGTATAATCAATATGAAATGATGGATGTAGATGCTGAAGTTAATGCCTGTTTAGATATTATATCAGAATTTAGTACACAAAAAAATGAACATAATAAAACTCCATTTAGTTTAGAGTTTAAGGAAGACCCAACTCAACATGAAGTAGAGTTACTTAAAAAACAATTACAACAATGGTGTAAATTAAATGAATTTGATAGTAGAATATTTAAAATATTTAGAAATTCTATAAAATATGGGGATCAAGTATTTGTGCGAGATCCAGAAAATTTTAAGTTATATTGGGTTGATATGACTAAAATTATTAAAGTTATTGTTAATGAAAGTGAAGGGAAAAAACCTGAACAATATGTTATAAAAGACATTAACATTAATTTACAAAATTTAACTGTGGCACAAAAAACTAATACTGATTTTGCTGCTAATCCAGCAACAGGATTGGGTGGTACAGGTGGAGGTGGCGCCGGCGGCGGCGGTGGATATACAGTACCGTCGATGCCGTATAACACAACTGGAAGTAGATTTACATTAGGGCAAAGTGAATCAGCAATTGATGCTAAACATATTGTACATTTAAGTTTAACAGAAGGTTTGGATAGATTTTGGCCGTTTGGCCAATCAGTTTTAGAAAACATTTTCAAAGTATATAAACAAAAAGAATTACTTGAAGATGCAGTTCTTATATATCGTGTTCAACGAGCACCAGAACGTAGAATGTTTAAAATTGATGTGGGTAATATGCCAAGCCATATGGCCATGGCATTTGTTGAACGTATAAAAAATGAGATTCATCAAAAGCGAATTCCGTCATATAATGGTGCAGGTAGTGTAGTTGATGCTTCATATAATCCATTATCAATGAATGAGGATTACTTCTTTCCAGTCACTGCTGACGGTAGAGGCAGTAGTGTTGAGATGTTACCCGGTGGGCAAAATTTAGGTGAAATAGACGATTTAAGATATTTTAATAATAGACTGGCACGTGGATTAAGAGTTCCAAGTTCATATCTACCTACAGGACCAGATGATAATACAACCCCATTAAGTGATGGCCGAGTTGGTACAGCAATGATTCAAGAATTTAGATTTAATCAATATTGTGAAAGATTGCAAAGTTATCTATGTCACAAATTAGATGAAGAATTTAAATTATTTTTACGTTGGAGAGGATTTAGTATAGATAGCGGAATATTTTCTTTAGTTTTTAATCCTCCTCAAAACTTTGCAGCATATCGTCAAAGTGAATTAGATACTGCAAGAATAGGATCATTTACTTCTATGGAACAATATCCATACATTAGTAAACGATTTGCCTTAGAAAGATTTTTAGGATTAACTGAAGAAGAGATCAGTAAAAATGAAAAATTATGGCGTGAAGAACAAGATAAAGAACAAGATGTTGACCCACTAGGTAGTGATTTACGAAGTGTAGGGGTGTCTGTTGGGGATATTGAATCGGATGAACAACTTGGACAAGAGTTAGAAAATCCACCTGAAGAAGGTGCGGAAGGGCCAGAAGTTGCTGGACCAGTAACATCTGCAACCTCGCAAGCTGCGGTACCGGGCGGTGCGCCAGGCCAAATATAATTGATAAATAGTTAAATGAAACTTTTTGAAATGTTTGATGCCCCGATTCAGGGTTACCAAGATATTGCTGATGACAATAGTAAACCAAAGTGGAAAGAATCTCGTAAAACTAAATTAACATTAAAACAAATTAGAAAATTAAGAAAAATGTTAGATGTTAGAAATTATGAAAAACAAGAGTATATGAAAAAAGTTCATGAACAATATGGTGCCGCAGCAGCAAAAGCAGGACAGCCGACAGTATAAACTTTAGCAATTAAAGTTTTGTAAAATCATCAGATTTTACCAAAAATGTAAAAAAAGCATACATATTACGCTCTTTTATTGTATATGTGCTAAATAATTTTACAAGCCATTACTTAGGAGAAAAAAACAATGGATAACAAAAAATTTGAACAACTCATTGATTTAATTATTAACGAGAATGAAGAACAAGCCCGTGCATTATTTCACGATATCGTGGTAGAAAAATCCCGCGAAATTTATGAACATTTAATGGACGAAGACACACTAGAAGAAAATCTAATGGTTTCGCCAACTGATTCATCAGAACCTCCGGTAAATGCAAGCGGCGAAGCCGCTGGATTGCTGGACGAAATTGAGATGGAAGAACAAGGCATGAACGAAGAAGATGATGAAATGGACCTAGATGACATGGATGATGAAGATACAGAAATAATGGATCTTGATTCTGATGAAGAAGGTATGGATGACATGGATGATGAAGGATCCGTTGAAGACCGAGTAGTAGATATTGAAGATAAAGTGGATAATCTTGAAAGATTAATGGCTGAGTTTGAAGAAATTATGAATGGTGGCGGAGGTGATGAAGAGTCATTAGACGGCATGGATGATGAAGCCGGTGCATTTGCGGGCGGTGATGACATGGATAATCCAGAAGGTGATGAAATGATGGAAGCTATCACGCTGAAACCTGTTAAAGGACTATATGGTTCTAAAATTGGTGGTGACGATGGTCAGCAAACAAAAAGCACCGTAAGATTTAATTCGGGTCAAAATGGTATGGCAAGCAAACCTTTTGCACTAGGTGGTAAATCAGAATCAGTACCAACAAGTCCAAAAGGGCCAAGCAATTATGGCAGTAAAGGTGAAACGCAAGTTAAAGGCGCGGGCTCATTCAAAAATGTCCCTGCACAAGCCAAGCAAGATTTAACAGCAGCACCAAAGCCAACGACAACGCAAGCGGCTGGAGTTAATACCAAAAGCCCATTAGCCGAGTCACGAAGAACAGTACGTAAAACTACTAGATAAGGAATCTGAGAGTAATGGCTTATCTCAAAGAGCAACTGACTTTCGGTCAAGCCGGTATGGTTCTTGAAAGTTCAGGTGAGGGAAATGCAAAGTCCCTTTATATGAAGGGCATTTTCATTCAGGGTGGGGTAAAAAACGCAAACGAGCGTGTTTACCCCATTTCTGAAATTGATAGTGCAGTAGAGACTTTGAATAAACAAATTACTGAAGGTTATTCTGTATTAGGTGAAGTAGATCACCCAGATGACTTAAAAATTAACTTAGACCGAGTATCACATATGATAACATCTATGTGGATGGACGGAGCAAACGGTTTTGGTAAATTAAAAATATTACCAACTCCAATGGGGCAGTTAGTAACTACCATGTTGGAAAGTGGTGTTAAACTAGGCGTATCTAGTCGAGGTAGCGGAAACGTTAACGACTCTGATGGCCGTGTCAGTGACTTTGAAATAGTCACAGTGGATATCGTTGCTCAACCGAGCGCACCTAATGCATACCCTAAGGCTATTTATGAAGGCATGATCAACATGAAACATGGTCATAAACTCTTAACTATTGCAAAAGATGCTAAAGGCGATAAAAAAGTACAGAGATTTCTTAAAGAGGAAGTTAAACGCCTAATTAATGATCTCAAAATTAAAAAAGGGGAATAAGTATGTTTGATGCTATCAAACCATTACTTGAAAGTGGATTAATTAATGAAGAAATCGGGCAGGAACTTAATGAAGCCTGGGACTCTAAATTGGTTGAAGCACGAGAGCAAGTACGCACAGAACTAAGAGAAGAGTTTGCAAATCGTTATGAGCATGATAGAATCGTGATGGTAGAAGCACTAGATAAAATGGTTACTGAAGGCCTTAGTTCTGAAATTGTAGAATTTCAGAGCGAACGTCAGGCAATGAATGAAGACCGAATTAAAGCAAAAATGAAACTACATGAATCTGCTACTAAATTCAATGATTTTATGGTTGTTAAATTAGCCGAAGAAATCAAAGAATTGCGTAAAGATCGTAGTATCCAAAAAGAAAATCAACAAAAAGTAGGACAATTTATTGTTCATGCTTTATCCCGCGAAATTAAAGAATTCGCACAAGATAAACAAGCCGTTGTTGAATCTAAGGTTAAATTAGTTGCTGAAGGTCGTAAACAATTAACTACATTGAAAGCACGTTTTGTCGCTGAATCTGCTAGTAAATTGAATTCAATCGTAACTGCTCATCTAAAGGGTGAACTACATCAATTAAAAGAAGACATTAAAATTGCTAGAGAAAACAATTTTGGTCGTCGGCTTTTTGAAGCATTTGCAGGAGAATTTTCAGTAACTCATTTAAATGATAAAGCTGAAACTCGCAAATTAATGGCTAAACTAGGTGAAAAAGAAACTCAACTAGCAGAATCTATTAAATCGGTCAACGCAGTCAAAAAACTGGTTGAAGGGAAAGAACGTGAAGTTCGCATGATTAAAGAATCAAATCTAAGAGAAAAAACAATGAGCGATTTATTGTCTACTCTCAATGAAGAGAAATCCGGAGTCATGATGGACTTACTAGAAAGTGTACAAACTAACAAGTTGAAAGTCGCTTTCGATAAGTATTTGCCAGCAGTTCTTAATAATGGTAATGAGAAAAAGATTGCAAAATCTGCTTTGAATGAATCTATTATTACAGAAATTACTGGTAATAAAGCTGCTAAACAAGAAGTTGATATCTATGAACGTGATAACGTAATAGACATTAAACGTCTAGCAGGGCTGTGAAATAAAGACATACATTAGGAGATATATAAAATGTCAAAAGTATTATTAGAAGGCCGTTGGAACGAAACCAAGGACGCCCTGTTAGAAGGTCTAAGAGGCAACCGTCGTTCAACAATGGGTGTTATTTTAGAAAACACAAAAAGACAGTTACTTGCTGAATCTTCAGCCGGTACTACAACAGCTGGAAACATCGCTACATTAAATCGTGTGATTCTTCCGGTTATCCGTCGTGTCATGCCAACCGTTATCGCTAACGAATTGGTAGGCGTTCAGCCAATGACAGGTCCAGTTGGTCAGATTCATACATTGCGTGTTCGCTATGCTCAGTCTTTAACAGACAACAGTGCAGCAGCAACTAGTGTTACAGCTGGTCAAGAAGCATTAAGT